AGTATTAGTATCTACACTATAGTATTTAAATTCAGGTTGAATATATTTACTTTTATTAAATTCAAAGGAACTTGATAGTATGCTTGTTCACTGACCTGTTCACTGTACACTAATACATTTATAATATCACCTACAGCCAATGTAGCTGACACAGTTATTCTATTTGTAGCACTAATGGACCAATGTGTTTGTTTTAATATCTTTTGATTTTGATAAACTTTAACGTAAGGTACAGTGTCTGTAAATCCATGAGTATCTTGTTGTTTAGGGGTAATGTCTAATGCAAAAGGATTATCAGTAGTGGCTGTATATTCGAACTCAAATACCTGATACTGTCTACTAGGTTCATTGACTGTTTGCCAGGTATTTTTAGGTTTGGTTGTTCTGTCAGTTTGTATGTTCTGCAGATAACCGGTGTTTACATTAACTTTTTTAGTTTCTAATCCAACCACATAATTAAATATATCAGTGTTGAAATAATTAGCAAAGAGTATGTCGCCTTGACTACTAAAACTTCTGTAGTTTAATGGGAATCCTAATATCTTGTCATTGGTTCCTGTAGTTCCTCTGTCGTACCCAAATAGTTTTGTTCCTACAAAACTACTACGTGGGTAGTAATCAAGATTACTTAAACTTTTGCCTGCAGTATCATAAACATCAAACAAAGGATCTTGTTGTGTACCTGTTTTTTGTTGTGCTAGTTTCCATTCAGTTCCGTTATACCAGTAAGAATGCCCTTTAGATGCACCTAGCCCAACTACGACTGAATCCCATTCTTGACCATCACCATCATCGGCTTTTGTTAATTTGATATGGAATGTGCCTTCTGGAACTCCTTCTGCATCAACTTCATATTGAACTAGATTAAGATTATATATTTTATTTCTTACTAAAGGATCATTATCATTGGCAAATAAAACTCTCATGCCGTCAAACAATGTAACTCCAAAAGCAGTTGTTAATACTTTTCCTTCTAGTTCTATAAAAGCATCTGTGATTTGAGTATCTACTATGTCGACGTGCCTTTTGCCAATACGACCGTGATTGAATAACTGCAAGTCGCCTTCAAACTGTACTATCGGACGCTGAGCACGTAAGTCTTGTGAAAGAACTAATACCTCGTTGTTATAAGTTGCTGAAGCTTCAATGATTGCACTATGTACCCAGCGATTACTACGTGACCATGCATTTAAATCAAGTGCGTCTCTTTTTATAGTGATGTAATCTGGGAATATAGTATCTGCAAATGCATCATACACCAATGTGGCTGATTGTATTCCAGTACCTGTAACTACCTGACCTTTTTCAACTGCGGATATTGAATCAAGTGTTGTTATTTTTGTTGCACCGATAGCTATATCAGTGTTTACTTCAATGGAATTATCACCAACAGTGATTACAGTACCTGCAGTAATTTCTGCTGTTGTTGCTTTAGTAAGCATTATCCTTTGTATTGGATAATTAGTAGCTATTTCGTCGTTGTATGTTTCAGGAGTTACTAACAGTGTTTCATCAACAAGTCTAATTCCTTCACCAACATTTTCTACATAGTATGTTTTTTCCTGATACGCTGTAGGAGTAACGTCACTGTCGAATTTAATTTTTAGTCCTGAAGTAAATTCTACTCCATTGGGACTAGTATATGTATTCTCTCCTAAAATATCGGTGTCGACGTCAATGGTAAAATTATTAAAGTCTACAATTTTAATTTTAGCGTAGATATCTGCCCTATCACCATCCTGTATGTATAAAGTATCTAGTATACTGCTGATAACCGGAACTGGTTCAAGAAACTCAGTGAACTCTTTATAAAATTCTTTGTTTACAAAATTTATACCAGACTTAATGTAAACTTTATTGTCGAATGGAATAACTGTTGTTGGGAATATATTAATAAGTTTGTCAGATCCGCTGGCAATCAATTGAATCTGCCATACGCCATATCTACTACCTTGAGGAACTGTTTCACCAAAATCAAACTCAACTGACTCGCCGCTGTTTTCGTATGCTACGGTCCAAGCATCCTCTATATTAGTTAGTGTGTCTTGTAATACAAATACCGCTGTCTTACCATCTAATTGCCCAGCTAGTCCAGCAAACTGTGGATACTCTAACAAGAAATCACTTAGTAATCTATTTTGTACTTTACTGAATGGTAACGGTAGTGCATAGTCAACTGTTGCTATCGTATTTTGTGAAAGGAATCTATCTTGTGCGTCTGCTTGTGGCACAGTAAATGTTACTGTACCTGTAGTAGCACCATTATTTTCTACACCTAATACATCTCTACTAGAGATAGTTGGTGTAACATTAACTAGTCCGTCTATACCTAGTTCTGTTTGTATCCAAAAACCAGCTGATTGATCTACTGCGAACGTATATGTGCCTCCTCTGGCTAATACCAATGTATTATTTTGTTCTCCAGATGAAGTAAAATCATATTGATTTTGGTTATCGTTACGACTAACTGTATAATCTTTAATTAATTCAACACCAGTTGTGTTTACTTGTACCGTACTCGGCCCATTAGGTAACCAGTAATACTGACCAAAGTTTACAAACTTGTCAAATGACACTTGTGGGTCAAAACTATAGTATTCACTAGCAAACAATCTACTTTGGTCTTCGGTATATCCGCCGTAGTATTTGACCTTATTAAGAAAATCTAAATAACTAGCAAAGAATGTTGTATTACCTTCGGAATCTTTTATTACTGTAGTTGGTTCTAACTGATAGTCTTGGCGTAATGTTGTTTCTTCTGTGATGTAGCTATCGCCTTTCTTATAAGTTGGTGCAAATTGTCTACCAATATAACCATAAAGGTCTGTGAGGCTCGGCTCACTGACTAATTGGTCCACTGTGGCATTCAGGAACTTCTCGTTAACGTCAGTCCTAAATACTCCAGGTAGTAAATTTATACTTTTTCTTGCGGCCATTATGTTCTCATCTTTTTGATATTATTCAACTAAGCTGTTACAGTTTGGTTAAGTTGTGCGGCTGTAATAGCTGTAATAATTTGTACATTGTCTACTGTTGCGGCACTAACAATTATTTCGTTGTACTCTGCATTTATCTGTAGTAGACTACCAAATGTTTCTGTGGAACTATTCGGAACTATACTTACACTAGCTATATTTGGTGCTAGTACTGAATGTAGATACGCACTCAGTTCACTGAAGTAAAATGTTTCTCCGAAGTCCCAATTATTTAAATCAAAGTAAGTATTGATAGCCGCGATCACACTGGTCTTTACATCATTGTCGCTGACAACCACACCGTAACTCTTTACTACTTTAAATGTTGCTTGCAATGATTCTTCTGCTTTACTGCCAAAGATTGGTTTGAACTTAGCAGGATTGTATATCACTGTGTCTGACACTGTTTTATAATTTTCTAAAGTACTATAATCTGTACCTAACACTTCTGGTGTAGGTGCTACAGGCTCTGTCACAGTGTCTGTTGTGTCTTGTACCCAAGCAAGGTACTCTGTGGCATATGATTTAGTTAGTATATACAAATCCACAATATTATTTGGGCTCGGATCAATACGTCTATTGTTTGGTGAGCTATGTCTGTACTGGAAATATATGTCCTGACGTCCTACTTTGGAAGTGTAACCAGTAACTACAGACAGTGTATAAACTGCTCCGGTTATAGTTAGTTGATAGAATGTGTTAGTACTCGGAACATAAAACAGTTGTCCAGTTTGGAAAAGAGTTTTTGCAGTTTCAAGAGCAACAAGGCTGTCATATGTACTAACCACCAAGCTATTGCTTACTGGAGTTTGTATAACAAAATTATCATAGCCAAAAGTATTTTGGAAATAGACATATTTTTGATTTGTTAGTGTAGTAGGGCTTACCAGCGTTTCAAATAATTCTGGATTGTCTGGAACACCATCGTCGTTAGCATCAGGATATGTAACTAATACTTTGTTAGGATTACTGTATCCATCTGTTTCGACTACATTATCATATATGTGCCATTGATAATCTAATGCCAATGCACTAGCATCATCTGGGTTTGAATTCATTTTTAATACATTAATTTGATCCCGTATAACAAAACCTGTACGTGTATCAAATATCTTAACTTGGTCATCAAAATAAAAGTTAGTTTCTTTAACACTCTCAAAAACATATTGCAGTCCTCTATAATAAACTGAATATGTTTGTCCTACTGTTTGGAATCTGATTATCCACGAACTGTCAAGTCCTAAACTACTGGTATTACCTGCGTTTGCTAGGCTAAAGTCTCCAGCGTTCATGTTTTCAGGAGTAATTATAGTCCATTCTGATGTAAGCACATCATATCGTAATCCAAAGTCTTTAAATGCTTCTATGTATTCAACCATGCTAGTAGTTACAGCAGTTGTCAACGTGTTATTAAACACTGGAAATACTCTTACAGCTTCAGCACCTGTTGGAACTATCTGATTTAATGTTATTGGTCCTGATCCATTCTCTAAATTGCCTTCGCCAGCATTGGTCCCGTCTGCTAGTACTTCGATAATTTCAGCATAGATAAAATACTTGTCTCCTGACTGACTTGGTGTTCCTGTTTGTATTGTATTCTGTGCGTCAAAATACTTTCCACTACCTGCAGAGAATTTAACAATAGCACTTTGTTTAATATATTTCTTGCCATCACTGACATAATGTCCTACCTGTAATATATTTCCAGCCGCATCATAAAAATATCCTGTAATCCCTGCATCATCTAATGACTTATTCCAGAAAGTATCTGAAACATTAATTTGTGCATAGTTACTATAGAAGAACTGTAGCGTATCTTTTTTAGTAAGTATCGGTGTTAGTTGATTAGTAATTACATTGTAGATATCATTGGTAGTGACATAACTAAAACTAAATGTGTCAAGGGTTTCATCTTTATAAAGAATTCCATCCTGACAGAATATGTTTGTGCTAGAATATTTTCCAGTGCTATCAATCACGTCTAAGTATCTTGAAATGCCACTGGATGTTCTATTAACTGCTTTAACTTTTAACACTGAACTAAACAATGTGTACGGTAGTATATTATAGTCTTCGCCTGTTACCATACGATCTTGTGTGTAGTACTGTTGTGGTGCTTTTTGTCTTACTTCTTCAACAGTTTCTCTGGCTGTTGCATTAGTTACTGTGTATTGTAGACTAGCACGTATATTAATTGTTTCTGTTCTTCCATCTTTTGAAACATAGTTTATAGGTATAACTATTCCACGCATTTCGTCCGGTGACACTTTGTAATTTAAACCGTTGCTAGTTCTATAATACAATCTAAATCTACCTTGTGGCATTGTTGCAAAACTTCCGTCGCCAAATATTAAATCAACTTGATCGCCAGCACGTGTGTTTACTTGGTAAATGTTTTTGTCAGTACTAGTATTATAAATGATATTTGTAGCACCAACACTAGGTACTGCTGTCCATAACTGATCAAAGTTACCATTTGCATCTAGTTTATATAACCAAACATCTGAATTATTAATATTGTCAACATTCAGACTATACACTCTATTAGGAACACTTTCAGAGAATGTGATGTCTATGCTTTGTAAGTCACCTTGCTTAAAGTACGTGAAGTATCCAGTGTTGTTACTGCCGTTTCCTAAATTATCATTCCTATATAATAAGTTAAAACTGCTGTTAGGTTGTGGCGCAACTTCATATATAAAAGTTTTTCCAGCTGATGTTGGAGATATCATTTCAAAAGATGTTTGTGATCCTTCAATGGCAGTACTAAATGGGTACACTGCTGTTAAACTTGGTACTTGATTGATCTGATATTCTTCGTTTAATATATTATTAATTGTTTGGCTGTTACTTGGCTTGCCCACTGACTGTGTGGTATTAAGACTAGCATTAACAACAGCATTAAATTGTTCTTGCCAATTGTCATTTGCACTGTCTGTCCAATTAATCACTAACCCTGCAAGATTAAGTCCGTTTGAATCAAATACAGTTTCTGTAGTTGACACTGAATCTACTTTAAGGAATCCACTGGCTGGAATATTGCGTTTAGGATTGTATGATATTAGGCGTGCTAACTTTAATACAGAGTCGCGCCTCTGTGCAGTGTCAATGAAATTTTCACGAGCATTTAAGTCGCCTCTAAATGCAAGACTTTGCCCTAAGAAACTTAATAGATCAATTAATGCGATAAATTCACTTGATTCAATAAAGTCATTAAAGTCCTCCGGATAATATAAGCGGAGATAGTCTACCATGCTTTTTCTCAGAGTCTCATAGTCATAGCTTTGAAAGTCAGCATTGCGGAAAGTTTGATATAGTTTAGTCCAGTCTTCTGCGACTAGTAAACTGCTTTGTCTTGTGGTAATTGCCATATAATTTTTCCCTGTATAATGTATTTATCAGGGTTAATAAAGTACTATGTTTATTATATAGCTGTAATTGTTTGAGTTTGATTGTCGAACTGTAAGTTCATAACATTAGTTTGATCTGTTAATACGTAACGTAATTGTAGTTCAACTTGTATTCCTTGATCGTATTCTGTTACTATCACATTGTCAATACTGAGTCTAGGATCATACCCAGCGATTGTTTTGATATCTGTAACTATTACACTCTTTAGATCTTCTGTTAGAGGTTCGTGTACCACGTTCCAAATAATTGTACCGAAATCAGGATTCATTAATTTTTCACCTTTACGGATATAAAAATTATTAATTAGGTCCTGTTTTACTAATTCAAAATCCGTGAGACGGAATTTGCGAGTACGCCCTACTGTTGAAAATCCTCTGTACATAATAGCCATATTAATATTTATCCTGCTTGGACAGCTGGTAATTGTGGAGATAAAACTGCAACTGCAAATTTACCTTTTTGGAAATAGGTATCGCCAGTTGTTCCGTTTGCATCAGCACCGCCGCCGGTATTTCTCCAAGTTTTAGCACCGCCTGCACCTAATAGATGACTGACAGCTAACAATCCACCTACTTCGTCCACTGTGGTATCTTGTGTTACTGTCCCGTTGCTTAATAATTGAGTATAATTCTTTTTAGTATATCCAACCATGGTACTTTCTTGTATAGATTTGTTAGCCAAGAAACTTTCCTTGCTAGTGATACCGTCTTTTCCAGTCCAAGAATTAGCATTAGACATTTGGCCGTTACTAGTAACAGATGATTTGATATACCCTTCATCTATCAATGCTTAGTATCCAAATTGATATTTTCCTAAATAGCCTAGTTCATTAACTGCAGAGTAGTCACCACTACTTTCACTCTTGCCTATCTGTGCCATATATGATGTCAATTGGTCTTTTGACAGATTTCCTACTTTACCTACAGGTTCTGGTTGATTCCTAAGATCTTTCGTTCCTGCAGGTCCTGTAACTTCAGTTCCCACAGTGGATTTTGTAGCATCAAAGCCTGGGCCGTATGTTGGTTGTCCTAGAAGCTTGCTGTTTGAGTTGTCAGGATTATAAAATTGTGCTTGTTGATCTCTTGGATATGGTTCGTGTGTTGGTGCAGTTGTACAAATAGTGTTTAGAGTCTGTGATCCTACTCTCCAGAAACCATTTTGTAGTGTAGTATCTGTTAGTTTATTTTCTTTCATACCTTTCACAGGAGCAACAGTTTCGGTACCACCACTATTTTGTAGTATCTGTGTTCCTTCCAGGGCTAATATACCGCCAGCTTTGATTGATATCTTAGCATCAGCTTGTACTTTAAATTGCCCTCCTGCTTTGAACTGTGTAGTTCCTGTCGTTGTCAATGAAAACTTATTTTGTAGTAGTGATGTTTCTTGACTTTCTAGTTCTAGCTTGTTCTCGGCACGTAATTTAATAGATCCGCCCGAATCAAAATTAATATTTTTGTCGCTATGGAAGTTTATAGTTTGCTCACTTCTTATATTATAGCCACCTTTTGCATACATTGATATGGCGCCATTTTTATCCATTTCTATCCAACTGTCTCCGTTGGCATGTGATAGATATATCATCTCATTTGTATCGTGGAACATTATCTGATGTCCCGTGGCAGTTCTTAATCTTACTAGCTGATCTGCACCTAGTGTTGTTCCATCATCTAGTACAAAAGTATGTCCACCTTTACGTGTTTTAACTTTGTGGAACTCACTACCTAATGAGTCGTTGTTTAATTTTGTTAGATAATCTGGATCTTCTGCAGGGTCGTTTAACGGTCGTCCAGGAGTACTGATTCCAAACACAGCACTAGGAGTTTCTCTTTGACTGCTACTAGATATCGCACCGCGGAGACTGTCAAGATCTAATCCTTGTTGCTTTAATATATCGTATTGTGGAGTGTGTATTGGTTTAGCCAGATTATAAAACGCACTGTTAGTTACGTTTTCAGTTTTATTTTCATTGAATTCTGCAACAGGAATATTAACGTTACTGGTAAATTGGTTTGGTCCTAGATGTACATTGGTACTGCCAGCCAGGCCTGGTAGCATGTGATGACTTAGATTAGGATTGACACAGGATGTCCAATACCCTCTTAGAGGATCTCCAGCTATGAATATTACTATAACGTGTACCCCAATGTCTGGTGGTACCATCCACATGCCATACGTGTTAGTTACACTGGTAAAAGTGTCGCTTTGATCGCTTAGGTTGGGATTTGTTGTATATCCCATATATGGGCTGGCATATCCTACAGTCCGCCAGTTTTGTTTTTCATCTTCGACGCCACCTAAATCTGGAATCCATACTTGCACACGTCCACTACGTGTAGGGTCTAGATTATTTTTAACTATTCCGATGTATGGATGCGGATCAACACGGGTAGCAGGAGTATCCTCCTTGCGTAAGTTTCTTATTACCTTAGTACCTGATCTTTGATCTATAGCCATTGATTATTGCACTCCCCTAAACGGGTTAACTGTTGCTGGTTCGTTTTGGTCAGTCATTGGTTCTGTAGTAGCCGTTTCATTTACTCCCCGTAATGCCTGTTGATCTGGACCTAGCAATGCTGGTTCCAATGGTGAAAGATTACGACTCTGTGCCGCTGGTCCTTCATCTACCGCTTGTGCAAGATTCCCTGTTGTTGTTTGGGGAATGTTGTATGGAGACAGATTATAATCTTCAACTATAGCTTGTTCACCTGGCACTGTGCTTTCTCTTTCGTTACTGGTTGATTTTTTATTATCAGCGTAATCAAAATTTAGTTGTTTAGGTACTCTAACCAAACTAAGGGTTTGTGTAAATTGTCCTGATCTAAATTTGTTTGTTACTGTTAATACACGATATATTCCAGAGAACAAACTCCTTTGGTATTTGCTGTCGAATTTCATTAGTCCTGTTTCATCATCTCTGTCAGTGGGAGTACGGAATATAAGGCTAACATATACTTCGCCTTTGTCCATTTTTAAACTGCCGTCATATGTTAATCTAGGGTCTTCGTTAGCATATTCACTTGCTATAGCCGGAGTCCAGAATATTTCGTCTTGTTTAATAAAGGTAGGATCTCCGATAATGTCTAACTCAATGTTCAACATATCAGCTTGGGACA